TGCCGACATCATAGACTATACGCAAGATGTAGTATTAGCTAAGCGCTTTTACACATTCTATGAGAGCAATGGATGGAAGGTAGGCAGAAATTCCATGAAGAGCTGGAGAGCAGCTTGCGATCAATGGAAAGCAAGAAATATTAACGAATCTAAATCTAAAGAAGATGAGCAAAGAATTGGCAGGATTAGTACAGCAGAGCTTCAGTCGTTCACTAAGCGCTGAAGAGAGAGCTATAGCCGAATGCATTAGCTCACCTAAGCTTCATACATTATCTGAGCAGGAATTTAGAGAGCTCATTGCTCAGGCTGCTGTTATTAATTCTATTAAGGCTCTACCAAGTGACATAGAAGTAACTCTGCTTCAGCAACTTACACAAACTACGTATCGAAGTACAACTATTAAGGATTGGCAGAATGCATTCTTATACAATGCTATAGGTAAAGACTTTGAGCGAGTAGAAGCTTTTAACCTATTCAGTATAAGCTTTATGGCCGATGTATTGAAACGCTATGAGGAATATAAGAGCAAAGTGTGGCGAGAGCTGAATAAGGCTTTAATCTTACCGGAAGCTGAGCCTCGTGAATACACTCCTACTAATCCTATAGATGACTTGCATGCTGATGCAGAAAGGTATAAGAATGGTAAGCAAACGTGGGTAGAGATATCTGCACCTTACAACTGCCAGCGCTTATTTCGCCAAGGCATTTATAAGAAGTCGGATTGGATGCCTGAAGTTTGGGAGCGAATGGATGACTTAGCCGAGCAGCGCATAGCACAACGGTGGAAGGATGCTAACAAGCTTCGCAACGAAGGCACTCAGCAGGATTTCATTAATGCTAAGAAGATAGAGCTCAGCCGAATAGTTTATATTGACATCATCAAACAAATTAACAAAGAGAAATCATGACAAGAGAAAAGTTTAAAGAGTTATTGCAAATCCATGAAGAGATAGATGACCTTAGAGGTAAGATTATAAGCCTTGAAAGAGCTAAGAAATATAAGCCTGAAATGTATATTCCTAAATCCAATGGAGATTCAATAGACATTATTCATATTAACGCTGAAAAATATCTCAGTATTATTGTAGATGAAATAAGCAAATGCCAAGAGGAAATAGAAAGATTAACTAAAGTATTTGAAAATGCCTAAAGATTGGACCATAGAAGAAATAGAATACCTGGTTAATCACTATGCTAATAACTTCACCGAGGATATAGCCAAGGCATTGAATAGAACTGTTAGCGGAGTCTATGGTAAAGCTTATTCTCTTGACATTAAAAAGAGCAAGCTCCATCATGAGAGAGTAATGGCTAAGACTTCTGTTAAGCTAAAAGAAAATTCCAAGCTACACCGTTACGCTAAAGGTCATGAGCCTGCTAACAAGGGTAAGAAAGTCTCTGCATCTACTTACAATAAGTGCGCTCCAACAATGTTTAAGAAAGGTAACAAGCCTCATAACTATAAACCTGTAGGCAGCGAGCGAGTTACTAAGGATGGATATTTAGAGCGCAAGGTAGCAAATCCTAAAACTTGGAGAGCAGTACATGTTTTAGTATGGGAAGAGGCTAACGGCCCAGTTCCGGCAAAGCATAAAATAGTATTTAAAGATAACAATCAGCTAAATTATGAGCTGAGTAATCTTGAATGCCTTTCTTATGCTGATGTAATGCGAAGAAACAGCATAGTTAGATATCCTGCGGATCTAAGATTTGCAATGAAAACACTTAAAAAACTAAAAAAACACATTAAAGATGGCACGCAACAAAATTGAAGATTTAAGAAATCACCTATTCGAAGTAATAGAAGCGCTTAAAGATGGGGATATTGAGATGGATAAAGCTAAAACTATAGCAGATGTAGCACAAGTAATTGTGAACAGTGCTAAAGTAGAGGTAGATTTCATGAAGGTAGTACATGGTAATGGCAGTGGATTTATTCCATTGGATAACCGAGGCAGCTATGAAACTGCTAAGCAGCTTACTGTAGGAGGGGAAGATGAATGAGGCAATAACTCGTGAATGGCTTTTAGACCATGGTTTTAGAAGTACAGGTGCAAGAATATATTGGATGAAGGATAAGGATTTAGGTTATGACTTAGGTATTGTTAAAATGGCCATTGTAAAAGTCAAATATGGATTTATTCTATTAGAACATATTAAATCAACAAATGAATTGAGTGAGTTACACTACGTATTAACAGGAGAAAAACTATGAAAAAAGTAAAATTTATTCATCCTATCACAGGAGAAGCTCATGAGGTTATGTGCGAGAAAGTAGAAGGCTATGAGCAACGAGGTGACTTCTACCATCACTGCACAGTAGATGAAAAAACTGTAGCTTTAATTCCCATGTCATGGGCAATGATGAGAATAGAATAAGCATTTCTTCCACTATCTAATAAGAGAGCTCAGCATTACGCTGGGCTTTTTTATTAATTATAGCGTATGAATCTATTTAAAAAGAAGAAGGAAGTAGTAGATTTAAATGCGAAGCTGCTGCCTGAGTTATGCAGCACGTACATAGTTCAGTGGAACTATACCGATGATATCGGAATGGAGGCAACGTATGCCGATAACGTGCCTTTTATGTTTGATGCTCGCAAATGTGTAGGCATCCAGGCTGAAGTAGAATTTAGAAGTGATGGCACTTACTACGTAGGGCAGCGCACAATAGCACTAATGCAGGGCATTGATAACGGAATAGTAATAGATGTGCCTTACAACGAATTTAAGAAGCATTTTCAGGAGCTTAAATCTAATATTATAACTAATGATTACATCATCTCGCGAGGGTAGAAATATAATAATCACAACGTGCAAGAGTGGGGATAAGTTCCTCATGATGTCAGATGTGCACTGGGACAATCCTCACTGTGATAGAAAGCTACTCAAAGCTCATTTAGATAAGTGCTTAGAAGAAAACATCTACTTCGCTGTGAATGGTGATTTATTCTGTGCTATGCAGGGCAAGTACGATCCGCGTAGAAGTAAGAATGACATTCGCCCGGAGCATAATGTGGCTAACTACTTAGATGCGCTTGTGAACACTGCAATAGATTGGTTTAAGCCATACGCTCACCTGATGGTATTTGTGGGCTATGGTAACCATGAGACTGCAATAATAAAGAACTGTGAAACTGACTTAATAGAGCGATTTGTTAGCGGATTAAATCGCGAAGCAGGCAGCAATGTATTAGTAGGTGGCTATGGCGGTTGGTGGATTCATAGAGTGCTTAAGGGCAAGACTACTGCTGTTGTATTCAAAACTAAGTACTATCATGGATCAGGAGGAGGAGGAGTAGTTACTAAGGGAGTTATTCAAAATAACCGAATGGGTGTTATGATAGATGGCGCTGATTGCATTTGGAGTGGTCACGTTCACGAGCTTTATCACCATGCCGACATGGTAGAGGAGTTAGCTTACGCTCATAATGGTGGCTATAGAATTAATATGCGCTACGTGCATCACATCAGAACTGCATCTTATAAAGAGGAATATGACGAGGGTTACATGGGCTTTCACGTAGAGCGTATGAGGCCTCCTAAACCTTTGGGTGCTTACCTGATGGAATTGAACTTAGAGAGAGTTAGTAAACCTGTTGACAGTACGTACATTGTGCCTAACTTTGTACAATGGCGCGACAAATAGAATACAATTTCAAGCCTCTTACAAGACAAAGCGAGGCACTTAAATTCTTATCAGTAGATTCAGATGTAGAAACCATCTTGTATGGTGGAGCAGCAGGCGGTGGAAAGACTATGCTCGGCTGCATGTGGCAGATTCTGAGAAGATTAAAATACCCAGGCACACGTTCACTTATTGGCCGAGCTAAGTTAGATACGCTTAAAAAGACTACAATGGCTACTTTCTTTCAGGTGGCTAATGAGATAGGGCTGAAAGCAGGCGAAGATTTCATCTATAATCAGCAGAGCCACATCATTAAGTTCAGCAATGGCTCAGAGATAATCTTAGCCGATTTGTTTCTTTATCCATCAGATCCTATGATGACTGACTTAGGAGGGTTAGAAGTCACTGATGTATTTATAGATGAAGCTACTGAGATAACTGAGAAGGCTTATTCTATTGTTAGCTCACGTATTCGTTATAAGCTTAACGAGTTCGGGCTGAAGCCTAAGATATTACTCACGTGTAATCCATCGAAGGGATGGATATACAATCAATTCTACTTACCATACAAGAATCAGAATC